TTTTCTTCCTCTTTCAAAGTCAATGCTACTATTATACCAAAAAATACCTTCAAAGGGTGTACCGAGTCAACAGAATCAAAAGATAAAAAGCAAGAAAGTTGCAACAATCTCCTAGCTCTTTATATAAGCTGTCCCTACCAATGATTATTTGAAAAAAAGTCAAAAAAACGCTATAATGTACTATCTGAAAGGAGTAAGCATGAACAATCCCTCAAAAAATCTCAAACTGGCCGAGCAAGGTGCCTTGCTGGCTATTGTGACCTATATTCTTCTTTCTACTGCTAAGCTGATTACTGGCTCTATGCTACATTCTTCTAGTTTGACTGCTGATGGTTTCAATAACATTTCCGACATCGTCGCTAATATTGCAGTTCTTATTGGTCTGCGAATGGCTCGAAAACCAGCTGATATGGACCATAAGTTTGGCCACTGGAAGATTGAAGACCTAGCTAGTCTGATCACTTCCCTCATCATGTTTTTTGTTGGACTGGACGTCTTATTTGAAACCGTTCAAAAAATTATTTCCAAGCAAGTAACAGCCATAGATCCTCTAGGTGCTATCGTAGGTTTTATTTCAGCCATCATCATGACTGGGGTTTATCTCTTTAATAAAAAACTTGCAAAAAGAGCCAACTCTAAAGCCCTAGAAGCAGCGGCTAAAGACAACTTATCAGATGCTATCACTTCCCTTGGTACTTCAATTGCTATTATAGCGAGCGCCTTGAACTATCCCCTAGTCGATCAACTGGTAGCCATTATTATTACTTTCTTCATCTTAAAAACTGCTTATGATATTTTTATGGAATCCTCCTTCAGTCTTTCTGATGGATTTGATGAAAGCCTCTTACAAGACTATAAGCAAGCCATCCTTGAAATTCCTAAAATCACACAAGTTAAGTCCCAGCGAGGTCGCACTTATGGTAGCAATATCTATCTAGATATTATTCTTGAAATGAACCCAGACCTTTCCGTCTATGAAAGTCACGAAATTGCCGATCAAGTTGAAGAGATGTTAATGGAACGATTTGGGATTTTTGACATTGATATTCACATTGAACCCGCTCCCATACCAGAAGATGAAATTCTCGATAATGTCTATAAAAAACTCCTAATGCGTGAACAACTAGTTGACCAAGGAAGTCAGTTAGACAATTTACTTTCTGAAGAATTTTTCTACATTTCCCAAGATGGCCGTCAGCTAAATAAGGCTGAATTTCAGGCTGAAAAATCCTCAGAAAAAAAGATCAAAAATTTTGAACTGATTTCTATCAGCCACAAAACCAAGCTTATCCGTTATCAAATTGATGATGTTCTTCACACAAGCATCTGGCGTCGTCATGAAAGCTGGCAAAATGTCTTCCACCAAGAAACCAGAAAAGAAGATTAATGCTTTATCAAAAGATTCAATCTTAAAATCACGTTCAGATTGGTTTGAAAAAGTAGTTAAAGACTCAAAAAGAAGAGACCTAGGCCTCTTCCTTTTTGTTTACTACTTATTCTCAATAAATCCAAACTTCTTCAATGGGGAAATTCTGAATGAAATGACTCCCTGAATCTGCTTGCTTGAAATTAGACCAAACTCTCGACTATCTCTTGTATTCTGTCGATTATCATTTAATATCAAGTAGGAATCCTTCGGAATCTTACGAGTTTTTGAATCAGTCAGCGTCTGCAGGCTAAAGTCATGCGTAAAATAACCTGAGTTCCCTGGTGTTGCCAGGTATTTTTCCTTTAAACTAGATAAGTAATTCTCAGTTTTAATCTTATTGTTTAGATATAAGACGTCATCCATATAGATAAATGAATCATTTCCTTTGGCAATCACTCGTCCTACATATTCCTTACCATCTACTTCGTAAAGAACAAAATCTTCCCTCTGAATCTTTTCTCCTCTAATCGCTAAAACAAAATCATTCTCAGTAAGATAGCGGTTTGAATCTTGTGATTTTATTGTATAGGGAGTAAAAACTAATAGACGCAAGGCAACAAAAATGAAAATTGCTATCACAAGGATCAGCAAATTACGAATCAAATCTCTCTTAACCATCATCTCTCCTTTTTCACTCTATTATACCATTTTTTACAGAATAAAAAAAGCCAATGATTACAAGAGAATCATTGGTTCATATATTTTTTTAGCGTACTGTACGAGTCTGCACTACAGATCATCTAAAGATATATAATAGAAGAAAACATTGCAAAATAAGCATATATAAGTAGTAAACCTGTTTCTATTTCTACTATAAAAATACAAAAGTTTAAAACTTATGCCCCCTTTTTGCCCCTTGTATTTCTATTAAAAAGGACATTTTATAAAATGTCTGTTATAAAGAAAAAAGCCCTACCAGCATTGAGCTAGTAGGGGTGAATTGAATTTTAATATTTCTATTTTTTTATTTTTTATTTTTTAGTTTTTAGTGTTTTGCTCAATTCCGCTGAGAGCTTTGAGGTCTCCGTTGAGTTGGCCGATGATCCGATTGAAGTCGTCATCGTGGATGCTGATTTCTGCAGCTCCCGCATTGATCATGCTTTGTACTGTTTCAATGTGTCCGATACCGAATACTGTATCTCCTACAACTCCGAAGTAGCCTTGTTTTCCTGAGTGACTGCGCATAACTAACATTTTTTCTTTTCCTCTTTTCTTTGTGCTTGTTTGTTGTGGTGCTGTTGCTTCTGGTGTGAATGGTAATTCAAACCAACCAACCATGCGTTGGCTTGGTGCGTTCCAATCAACATAACTAAATGTCCCATCACTTGATAAGTTTCTACGAACTCTACGAACCCATCCGCCATTATAGAGAGCGTCTGCATTGCCATCTATATTCTGCTCAATGGTTGTAATCGTTCCATCTGCGTGTTCTGCTACCACAAATCCGATATGTCCGAACGGATGATACGGAGAGCAGTCAGCAACGAATACGGAGCCTACAGGCGGGTTATTAGAACCGTTGAAATATGTTACCTTCAACCCCAATATAGAAGCTCTATCGAGCCCGTCAATAGCGTTTAAGTAACTGAAATTGAGATTGTATAATCCTTGGTACTGTAAGATGTTATCGACTGCAGCAACACATTGCCCGCCATAAGGATTTGTAGGAACAGTTAGGCGTTGATCGACTACGCTGTTTAGCGTATCTAGTAATTGTCTTTGAGTAGTCAAAAGACCGCCTCCTTTTTATTAGTCTTCTTTAAGTTCGGAAAGGTTCATCAATACACAAGTCAGGCCTGAAAGAGCGATTGTTGAAGCCACTACAGCCCAGTTTACTTCGGTCAACAAAGCTGAAGAACCGATTACACCAAGTGCTGCCTGAGACATTGTTTTGATTACTTTGATACCTAATTTTTTAGCGAATGTTTTCATATTATTTTTCCTCTTTTTCTTTTTTATCGATTGCTAGTGATTAAGGTTTTAAGTTCTCTTACGTCTTCACTTAAGACCTTAACTTGTTCCGCCAAGACTAAGATAGCCTTGTTCTGTTCGTCGTGATTATCTAAGCGTTTGTTAGCTGAGCTTTTAAATTCTCTTAAATTCTCAACATCTTTCTCAATAATCACCATGCGTTTTTCTTGGGCTATAATCGCCCCTTTGAAGTTTCCGTAAATACCTAAGCAGACACCGACAAAGCCAATCATCATGCTAATGTCTTCTGGTGTAAAATGAATCATGCTACACCACCACCTTGAATGTTTGGCATGATAATTGAAACCGCTCCACGTTGGATCAATACTTGAACTTCTTCTCCGTTGTAGTTCCAATTGTCGATAAACTTCAAGATGACTGGTGAATCTTTAGGGTATTTAGGGTTGGTGTCGTATGGGTATTTAGCTTGGACAATATCTCCTGTGTGATACCGTTTCTTATCTTTCATCGTTGGCAATATCTTAGAGATAGCTTGGTAGGTGCTCAAAGGCATATTGCCATTTGAAATGGTGTAATCAATAAAGATTGTTTGCAACTTGTCCAAGCGTTCTGTCACTTCTGTATTTTCGTCAGTCTGCTTAGATGTCATATCCAATTTTTGTTGCATGTCTGTGATGACACTTGTCGGATCTAACTCTGTTGTAACCATCCTCTTTACAATTTCGATTAGTGATTCATCGCTTTCGCCCATGCGGTCTCCTTCCAACACACGGTCGTATGCTGTGTACGGATCGTCGCATCGGATTGCTACAAAGGTTTTGTTTGCTTCTCGTAGATATTTATTTACTACTTTAAATTTGTAGTATCCTTCCTTTATTTCTATAGGTGTTATTGCATGCTCTACAAATTTCCTTTCTCTGCTTCGTCAAATAGTTCTTTCAGTTCTGGATTAGCTTCCATCACTTTGTTGATAGCTTCTAAAACTTCTTGTGATTCGCCAAGAAGAGCTTTCAAGTTTGCATTTTCTACTGACATATTGGCTATTTTGATAGCTAGTTCATTGATAATCTTATCTGTTGTGTTCATTAAATTTTGTAACCTCTTTTACGTAAAACTCCTGTGATGTGCGTTTTCGCTCCATCCTTAACCACATTATTTTGTACCAATTGCCCGAAACAAGTGAGCAAGTCCCAAAGGTAATCCCCAACACTCACACCTCCACCTAAGAAGAAGTTCTTAGAATAAACACCTTCAAGGAAGAAGTCGCCACGACCGATGAAGTGCTTCACCCCATTCTGGTTCATTGGTAAGATGTAAGTCTTTCCGTCTTCTGTATTCCCGTGGAAGTTCCAAGGGCTACGATACTTACCGTTGTTATAAATAAGAACACGGTCACCGACAAACTCAGTAAGAGATTCTTTATATCCTCCGCCTGTACCAGACCATATCCGAATACCTGCGAAGGTTTCATTATCGTGTCTCTCTGTTTTATCGTGGTTTGTACCAAAAATCATTAAAGCTGAGTTTGTGTCTCTGAAATGTTCTGAGATAAACCCACCCTTTTTCAGTTTGATAAACTGAGAAGAACTTGTGCCCTCAATCCGCCTGATAACAGATTCCTCGCCAGTTGATGTCCAGATACCTTTTTGCAAGTCAATCCTCAACTCTCCGTTTAGAGATTCAATCATACCGCCCCGCATGGTTAAGCCTTGAAGCTTGCCACTGACAATGTTGTTTGCGTTTAGATTGATGAGGTTCACTATTCCAGCATCTAATGTACCTGCTGTTATCTTGTCCGCTGATATATTGGCGATCATGCTGCTTTTGATAATAGCATCATCAATCAGAGTTCTACCATTCAAGTGGATAACTTCCCCTTGAATACGGATGCTACTGCCTACAGCATTAATCTGAGATACAATATCACCGTTTATATTCAAGTTTTGTACGGCCCATGAACCTGCCAATTGAGTCATTTTTGTACTGACTGCATCAATTTTTTCCTCAGAATCTTCATCTGCTTGTGACCAATCCGACGGTACATTTCCCAACTCTAGTTTATAACCTGCGACGAAGAGCTTTGCGTTTTTGTTGTTACGTTCAAAGCGCGGAGTCATTAAGCCCGCTTTCGTGACCGAAAACGTTGCAGAAACCCTTGTCCAGTTAGTACCTACCGATATGTCTTTCCTTGTTAGAGATAGCGAAGCTCTAGGCTCTACCAATCTGTTATCTAAGTACATAAAGACAAGGTCGTTCTCAATGCTGCTTTTGACGTAGGCGCTGAATGTATAGGTTTCACCGAGTCGAACCTCAACTACTTCTGATAAACCGAGCCATTCTTCCTGCCGGCTATATACTGACAAGCCTAAATATTTCTCTTGTTCAAGATTCCACTTTGATTTATTAAACCAATCGCCAGAGAAATCTTTCGTTCCGACCATTAGGTTTCTTCCTCCAACCCTGAGTTTTGAAACTTCAGATTGGATAATTCCGCTCCCCATGACCATTTTAGAAATTTTAGTAGCAATACCATCTTCGCTAGAACCTAGAATACGTTCATAGAGTTTAGATGTTTCTTGCACCTGTTGAAATTCAACCTTACCAGCAAACTGTTTAGCAAGATTAGCAAAGCGTCCATCTGTGGATTGCTTGTAATCTGCAATCTTCTTCTCTACAGTATCAGGTAAAGTCTTTAAAGACTCCAGCGACTTCTTCATAGCCTCTACAGCATTAGTGTTAGCACCAGAAGCTGTTAAAGCTTCTTGTGCCTTTTGTTCTTGCGAAGCAATGGCTTGGTTGATTTTATCAACTTCTTTTTTAAACTCGTCTTTAACTTGGTCTGCCCATTTGTTTCCAAAGGTTCTCACTAATTCAATCCAATGTTCGCCATCCCATGTATACATGATGTGGTAGCCTTCATGGTCTGGATCTGGTTTGTACCACAAGTCACCGACTTTCACTTTATCGGTCGGGGGGTCTTCGCTCCTATACCAGTTGCGATTAAATCCTCCTGCTCCATCTAGGAAGTCTAGCGCTCTCTTCTTAGAAAGCTCTACCGTTGAGTTTTGAAGGTCTGATTCAGATTGACTCTGTTGTAATTCTTTCAGACCGTCAGATTGGTTTATCTGATCCCCTAGCTTAATCTCAATAACTTCGTTTGAAAGTTTCTCTCGTTTGATTTCAAAGATACGTGTCTCATAGTCGATGTTCATATCTGGACGAACAACACGGACGGTATCACCGATTTCACCTTTCAGGTATGCCGTTGTAGTAGAGAAAGTCACTTTAGGGTGAGCGTTTGCTATGAGGTAATCATAAGTCATTTGGATCAGTTCGTTAGGGTCGTCTGTATCAAAATCAACCTTACCAATCCTTGGCCTCATACCCGTATCTGATTTGATACCGTACTTCTCAGTAAGTTCTGCAAGCTCTAAGTAAGGAATACCTTTAGGTTTGTTCAAAGGATTCTGTGGTTTTGTCCATACTAAATCCTTGAAGTTCTTTTTACGACTGTATCCGTTCCTTCTGTCATCATTTGCTTCTGGGACAGAAACAATCTCAGAGTTACCAAGACCGATAACGGCTGTGTAAAACTCTGCTCGTTCTTCTTCCTTGATAATCTTTAAGGCGTTATGGCCATAGGTTACACGTTGACCAGTTCGATCTCCTATGCGTTTCTTTAAATCGATGTACCGTGCGCCGATTCTGTTCAAACTGATTTCAACGAAGAATTGCATCTCCAAATTAAACTTGTCACACACACGGAGCAAGCCGTCGAAAACAGATAGGAAATAGAAAGTCAAGTTTTTCTGTTCCGTCTCTGGTTTGTAGCGTAACTGCCAGTTTGTATTTTGTAGTAAATACTCCGTAGCCTGTACAGCCGTAACTTGAGTGATTCTACTATCTTCTATATAGCTCTTTCGGAGTTCTTCTATACCAGATTGGACACATTCTAAATGGATAATGTGGTCGTATGTTTGAACATTAGCAATAAAGAACAAATGATACTTGTAATATGCATCTTCTTTTTGAATAGCTACATATGCAGATTCAGAAAGAACATCATCTGGAATGTCTTCCATTTCAATTTCAAGGCGATCAGAAACATAATGTGTATCTGTTAAGGTCTCGGAATGTTTAACAGATATAAGAGCTGACTTTGGGATAATACGTATCAGCTCTTCTTTATGATTAAATAAATAAATCACTGTTTTTCATCCCTCCATTCAACCAATGTAATTACCATGTTTTTACCAGTCACCCTCGTTCCGTCTCGTAGAAAGAAAATCTCAGGATCAGACAATCTAACCAGTTCAGTTAAGATTGACCTACCGTCATACATGATAGAGATTTCATTTTCTAACCACTCTATTTTTAGTCTGTTACCTGCTAAGTAATTCCCTTTAAACCTAATGACGTTGTAGCCAGTTTGAATTGCGATTTCATTCGCATTAACAGAAACCGTCGCTTCTATTTTTGTAGGCAGAACCATTGAAGCGTTTGTTAGTTGGACAAGACCTGTAGTTGAAGATTGCTTGTCAGACTGCATGTATGGGTACGGAACAAACAAAGTAAAACTACCTTGTGCTAAGTAATTTGTTTGAGAGATACTACCCGTATTTGTGAAATGCCCTTGGTAGCTATAGCCTTGAGTATCCGCAAAACGAATGGTGAGAACATCATCTTTTTTAAGAATCTTATTCAGCTTCTCAAATGCTCTTCTGAGTTCTTCATTGTTATTGCAATCTAGGATGTATTCCACTTCAAGTTCAATTGGTTTTTCTTGCAGGGAATTAACCCTAACGCCAGCCCGTGCAGGAATGGTTGTTGTGTTAACTTCACGACCAACCAAACCTCGGCCTGATACCTTTACTTGGCGATACTGTGGAATTGCGTCCATCAGATCAACGCCATTTAGTGTGATATTGTCAGAAGGCTTAATTTTAGCCTTACTACTGTATACTGCTACCATTAAAACCTCCTATCAATAATAGTAGTTAAGCCGTGCTTGGCTTTTTTGCGTGTGCGTGATGTCTTCTACTAACTGTCCAAACTCTCTTCCATTGATAATAAGTTTTGGCTCCCCTTTGCGTTCGAGTAATTCAATTACCTTGCTCATCATCTGAGCTTGCATATCAGAGAACTTAGCCATAATCTTTTCAAAGCTTTCGGAGTCAGAAGACTGATTGTTGTTAGTTGTAACAGTCGTAGTTCTAACAGAGTTTATCTTCTGGAAGAACGGAGAGTTCTCAGAGAATTTCTCATAGCCAATACCGTCTTTGTAGTGAGGAAATAACTTCTTCGTCATACTAGCCCGTAAGACTTTAGAACCTCGTGGTAGTGACAACATAACATTACGCCCTTCAGGAATAAACGCTTCACCACTTGGTAATGTTACCAACTCACGATACAAAGGCCCGCTCTCGTCATTGACTACAGCCATACCGCCCTTGTGGTAGTTTGTACCTCGTTCATAACCAAACAGACGACCGACACTATTCACAACCCTATTCACTACTTCCGTAGCCGTGATGGTTGTATGCCAGAAGGTTGGGATAGAACGGATACCATAATCCGCTCTTCCTGCAGCATCAACAGCGCTTGAAGCGTCTGCCGTGATTGGTTTAGTAGGGCTACCCAAGGCATTCCATTCACTTTGCTTATTAATGGCTGACTGTCCAGCATTTAGCGCATTAGACGAATCAGCAGTAATAGGTTTAGTTGGACTACCTAGAGCATTCCATTCGCTCTGTTTGTTGATGGCTAATTGGCCTTGAGAGGTTGCGTTTGAAGCGTCTGCTGTAATTGGCTTAGTAGGTACGCCAAAGGAATTGTATGCGCCAAGAGCACCTACACCTATTGCAGAACCTTCAACAGCGGAGCTTGGATCTACTTTAATTTGTTTTACATCTGCTGGCGTTCCATTCCACTGTGCAAGTTTGTCAATAGTTAGTTGTGTATTTAATATTCCATTCTCTGGATTCACTTTTAAATCTTTAGGGAACGGATTCGTTGCATCCCATTCAGTAAGCGTTTGTGTAGACCGATTAACAGCGTTGCGAACTTCCGTGTCTTTTGCGACCAACTCTTTTTGTTGTGGAGTTAATAAATTCCAATTATCCAATGCGGCCTTGGCAAGAGAAGCTTTGCTCATAACTTCCTTGTTATCCATCAATAATTGTTTAACCTCAGCAGGCATGCTGTTCCAAGTCTTCAAGTGACTTTCACTATCGAAGATAGCTTGCAGTCCAGACTTGCCATCTACTATCAGCTTCTTCTCTTCAGGGGTCATTTCATTCCACTTGCCAGATTCAACCAATGCTTCCGCTATTGTTGCTCTAGCATTGGTAGTGATGTTTGCGTTTTTTGCAATGAATTTGAATTTCTCCCAACCCTCAGCAGATTTAGTAGCTTCTCCAACCACTTCTTTTACATTTGATTTAACAGTAAATGTACCGTTTTTATCAATGTTACCGACCAAGAGAGACCAAGCGTCGTTTGCTTCTCTTGTACTTTGAGACATATCTTTCGTATACTTAGCCAACATACTGTGAGAATTGCCGACCTTGGAAGATGCCTCTGATGCCTTCTTACCAATTTCTTCATAAGAAAGACCATACTCTTCCAATGTCTTTTTGGCTTCTTCCCAATAGTTCCAACTTTGGCCAGTTCTAGCTTTCAGTTTTCCATCTAAAGCATGCATGACTTCGTAATACTTCTTACCGATACGCTCCATAGTGGAAGAGTGTTCACTTTCCAAAGTAGCGAGTTTTGTATTATATTCTTTCTGCGTAAGAGCTTTTTCTTCCAAAAGGAATTTAAGTTCTTCTTTAGATTTCTGATAATACTTATTCTCGGCTTTCATAGCTTCTTCTAGTGAAGCCCTACTCTGTTTGAGTTGCGTCTCGTTGAGTTGGTAGATTTCTCCATTCAAAGCTGTCAGGATTGCTGCCTGTTTCTTCTTGGAAAGGTGCATAACGTCTAACTTGGCTTTTATCATTTCGTTCTGAGCATTCAAAACAATTTCTTTTTCTTCTGCTGAGAACTTGCTCACATCACCATTGTGCCGTTGGTAAATCTCATTTACCTGATTCATCATGGCCGATGTGTTATCCACAACTGCTTGGTTGTGTTTTCTAGCGTTTTCTACTTGCTCTTCACTTAGTCCCCACTTCTTGGATAATTTTGATACCTTGGCATCAGCTTCTGCTGCAGACTTAACAATACTGTCGTACATATCCTTAAAGGCTTTACTTACCTTCTCAACACCGTCAGCTTGATTCACAAAATCATTGACGGCATTCTTGGACTCATCAACCGTATTCTTAAACTGTCTAAGTTCTCTTCGCTCAGTATCGCTAACCGCAACACCAAACTCCTCTGTAGCTTCTCTAGCTTTGTCCTGTTGATAACTTAAATAAGCTAATCCTCCAGCTAAGAGAGCTACACCAGCAATAACAGCGCTTGTTGGATTAAACAGAGCTGTAAGCAATGAACCTTTGCTTGCTAGACCACCTACACTTTCTGCAGCAGTTGAAGCAGAACTTCCAACACTTGCAATAGAAGAAGTAATTGATGTTATATCTTTGGTAGCTTTGAAAGTTTCAATTGTCGCTTTTATACCACCTGTGAGACTAGCCACACCAGTTAGTGTTTTTCCAAGTGCCCCAGTTAATAAGCTAAGAACTCCTGTGAACGGACTGACGGCTGCTGCTGCAAGGCCGAACTTAACAATCATCGTTTGTGTTTCTGGTGATAGTTCTTTAAACCAATCAATTACCTTGATTCCTTCTTTTAGGAAATCATTAATAATTGGAAGTAGTTTAGAACCGATTTCAATACCTAATACTTCAAACTCTGCTTTAGCTTTTGCCAATTGGTTTTGTGATGACTGCATCATTGTCTCAGCCATGCGCTTGGTTGCGCCATGAGCGTTTTCGGTTTCTTTAGTCAGATTACGCAAAGCGTCTCCGCCTTGTGCGATCAAAGCGTTGAAACCTGCCTGCCCTGTTTTACCTACTGCTTGAGAAAAAAGCGCTGCTTTTTGTGCACCAGTTAGACCTTCGGTGTTCTTGCGTGCCAAATCTAAGACATCTGCAAGAGTGAGGTTTCCTGCCCTAAACTCTTCAACAGAGATACCTAATTCATCAAATGCAGCCTTCTGCGATTTAGTAGGCTTAACCAAAGCTGTCAGTACGTTACGTAAGTTTGTACCAGCTTTTTCACCTTCAATACCACGTTGGGAAAGCAAACCTACTGCCGCTGCAGTTTCTTCTAAAGATATACCTGCGGTTGCCGCCATCGGGCCGACATATTCCATTGCAACACCTATGCTAGAAAAGTCCGCTGCGGTCTTATTGGCTACGAATGTCAAGCTGTCTGTCACTCGTTGAGTATCTTCCGCCTTCAGGTTGAACTGTTCAAGAATTGCGGTAGTTGCGTGCATTACTGTACCGAAGTGTTCACCAGAAGCTTTACTTGCTTCCAATACGTGAGGCATTGCCGCCATCGTTTGATTAGCATCGTAACCCCTACGAATCATTTCAGTCATACCTTCAATGACTACATCAGTAGACAAACCATATTCGGTTGCGTACTTCTTAACAGAATCACTCAACTGCGTCATGACACCAGTCAGCTTAGTAGCTGGAACGTCGTCTGCGATCAAGGCTTGAATGGTCATCATGCCATTTTCAAACTCTGCTGCACTCTTGACTGCTGCACCAAAACCAATTGTTAAAGCAGCAGACATACCTCTTGTAGCCGAGCTAATTCTTCCTAGGCCTTGGCTAATACTAGTTAACCCTTGCCCCGCTCGTGCAATAACACTATGCTGTGAATACTGCTCTTTGATAGCATTAGCAAGTTCCCCTCGGTAAGCAACTAACTTTGCTTGTCCTTCTTGGTAGCTTTTAGCTAGCCTGTAGGACTGGTCTGTTAGTTCTCCTGTTGCGGTTTTACTTCTTTCAAAGTCTTGAGCTAGTTTATTCTGATAAAGTGATTGTTGCTGGATAGCACCTTTTAGAGTGTTTATCTTATCGCCATACGCCCTGAAAGCCTCGGCTCCGTTCTTGGCATACTTGATATGTGCGTCACTTGTTCGGAGTTGCCTGTCATACGTTGCGATACTACGTTGAAAGGACTTTAGACTGTTGCTTGATTCTGTTAGCTTTTGAGCAAAACCAGAATTGTCCAAGCCAAGGTGGACAACCATATTTCCTAATGGTGTTGCTATCTTAACCACCTCCTGTGCTCTTTATAAAGTCTTCCAATGACATAACTTCTTCTTTCTCTTCTTCCTCAATATCTGTATTTAATACGGCTATGAGGGTTTCAAAGTCCGTTTCCATAATGTCATTGATTGTAAATCCGCTACCGTTTGCGACAAGGCTTTTAACTAGTTTGAGGAATCTTTCTCTACCATCTGACGGGCTAACTCCTGTAGCTTTGGGTCTTCTTCTTTTCTCACTCCAATTGCTGTTAAGATGATGTCATCTACAGTCTCTTCAAGTTCCCATGCGTTTAATCCATCAAGGATAGCTTTTGCTGTCACTTTCTTAGCTGAGAATAAAGAAGCACAAAACTCAATTCTGTCCATCAAATAATCTTTAGGAGAATAAGCTTCACCACTTTCTAGTTTTGCTTGTAAATCCCAAAATTCCAATACCTTGCGTGCAGGTACTTTATCTTGTTCATACGTTACCTTATCATCGTTTTTGTCTCGTAAGGTCAACTTTAATTTTGTCATTATGATTCCTTTCTAAAAAAGAAAAAAGATGGGTTGCCCCATCTTATGCTATTAAGCAGCTTCAATACCAAGTTGTTTCTTCAACTCTTTGATTTTCTCTTCTTCTTTACCGATGTACTTCACAACGTAAGAACCTTTAGTTTCGTCAGCGTCAGAAGCGATAGAAGAGAACTTAAACTTATCACCGTCTGGTTCTTCTTGTGAACCTTTCTTAGTCTTCATGTCAATGTCTGCTGCAGAGAACTGACCTTTGAAGAAACCGATGTAAGCTTTATCGCCAGAGAGAGTTTCAGATTCCAAAAGCAAAGAGCAGTATGGAGGCTCTGTATCGTCACCGATGTATACCAAACCATTCTTTTCTTTGTATCCGAGGATTTTGTTTACTGCTTTTTCCAAAAGATCAAGTAATGTAATATCAACTTTCACATCACCTACACCTTTATTGGCTACGTAGTAAGCCAAATCTGAACCAAAGGCTTTTACTGGATCAGAAGACAAACCAGTGATGTTTGCTGTTTGCGTAGCACCTTCCCCTTGCTTACCTTCAATTTTAAATACGTTTGTTCCGAGTGTAGGAGTATCTGGAGTACCACCAAACACACGGATAGTTGCACGTTTAAAACCAACTAATGTCATTTAATTAATTCCTTTCAATATTCAATATCATAGAGTTGAGCTGAACCACGGTATGTTCTTGCATCAACATACCGCTTCGTCCCCTCAAAGTATTCATCTAAGCCACCTGATTGTTGAAAAAAGTTTAAATCCAACAAAACTTTCTCAACTTCTCTAGCTAGCCTCTTTGTCTCGTAGTAGTCACTACTTTCTACGTTAATCTGATAAGTAAAATGTCTTTGCAAGAACTTGTCGCTTGCAAATGCGCTCTGACTAGGAGGATTTAATGCAATCAAAACAATACTGCTTGCGTTTCCTGCTAGACTTTCTGGACGCTGAAACATACCAATATACACATCTTCTAAGTTTAGCTTTTCCAATGCGTCGCAGATAACGTCTCCCATGTTCTTCATCTAGCCAATTCCTCCAATTTCTCACGCATGCGTTCAGCAAAAGGAGCTTGCTGAGCTTCTGCATACTGCCTTAGTTTCCCAAATCCTCGGATATTTCCGTTAGGAGGATAGGTTTTACCATTTTTAGTAAATCCGAACTCGTTCAAGTGTTCTAGTCTCCAACGTGAACCAGCTCCCCAACCTACTTTCGCTTGGAAGATTTCACCGCCTATCTTTCTAGCCTCTGAGTGAGTCGTCTCTTGCGTTGTTCTTCCCGTCCGCTGGAATGTACCCGTTACTTCTTTCAGGTCATTCTCAGCGAATTCTGCAGCGTAATTGATTGCTTCACGGCTAATGCGGTTTCTTCTTCCAGAACCAAGTTTGTTGTTTAGGTTTCTAAGAACTTCATCTACTCCCTCAACACTAATTCCCCACCGTTCCATTGAATTCTCCTTTCAATAGCAATGTGATATATCGATCACTAGGGCGGATATCTTCGATTCCCCAAAGTCCTTCATAAGCTTTGCTTTTGATGGTTACAAAGTGACTGTTCTTTGGTAAATAAGAGCCTAAAGGATTCCTTATAACGACTGTTACAGCACGTTGAATCCCTTTGCCTCTCATAATCTCAATATCTTTTAGTGATGGGTTATAGACTTCTGCCCAAGCTTTGAACAATTCTTTCTGCTCTTGCGCTTGGCTAGGCAATCTTCCTTTTGGTTTTGCTGATGAGAAGATAACCATTGTGTTTAGCTTTCCGTTGTCTACCTTTTCATCTTTAATAGATTTTTTTCTTAGCATATCATCCCTCCTTCAATGAATTGAGGAAGGTCTGTAGTTCAATTTCATCTGCGTAGTTCTTTTGAAATTCGTCTAATGCGTCATGGTAGACATATCTAGCACGCTCAAAGGTTAACTCTGTCAGCATTTCATCAAGTTCTGTTGCTCCGACAAGTGAAGTAGTGGCTACGATACTAGAGGCTAACATTCTTTTTAAGCGTCCGTCTTCGTCTTCGCTTGTAATGCGCATACGCTCTTTGAATGCTTGTAGCTCATTTTTTGCAAATTCATCTGTATCAATAGCCATGCTTCTTTACTCCTCTGTTTCTTCTTCTGCTTCTTCCACAAAGTCCATTGGTAGGGCACTTTGTAATGCTTTAAAGCGTACTTTAGTAGCTTCAAAGACTTCTCCAGCTTGACGTATGACGCCTGCGTCGAAGTCTTCAAAACCTTTTAATACTCTAACCTTCATAGGCTACTCCTTTCTTATCCACCCGCAAGTGTAAGGAGTGCTGAAACGTGGTTGTCTTTCGCTTTACCGTACCAGTAAGACTTAGCAGTAACCAATTGCAAGTCATCGATAGCCAATGTTTGGTCAAACTCTTCCAATGCTACACCGCCACCGATATATGCATCATAGCGGTTTGCTACAAAAGCAATTGCTTTACCAGAAGCGATAGCTTTAGATTCAACCAACTGGATACCGAATGGAAGAACTGCTGTGTAAACACCTTGAGCGTTCAAGTAAGTGAATTGTGCAACCAATCCATAGTAATCAGCAGGGTTCACAAGCAAGTAAGTTTGACCTGCGATATTCAAGTAGTTCCCTTTGTCTGATACAGAAAGGTGTTTCATAACTGGTGCAAGAAGTTTAGCAGCAGTTTCAGGAGTCAATGTTGCAAGGCTAGCAAGTGATTCTTTGTCTGTGCTGTAAACAACTTTGTCGCTTTGTACAGTACCTTTAGAAAGGTCTTTGATAAGCCCTACAGGTTTAGATTCACCAGTTCCGTTTACGATAGCGTCTTCAAGAGCTACTGACATAGCTTCTTTGATTTGCTCCATAACGAATTGTTTTAACCAAGTTGCGCCAAAGTTCAATGCATCTTTAGGAATTACCACAAATGCAGTAAGTTTGTTTTGTTCAAAACCTTTTTCTTCAAAAGTAGCGTCAAGCTGACCTTTGATTTCATCACTGATTTTGCCCCATTGTGCAGTACCATTTTCTGTTTTAACAGTAAGAGCTTTCAAACGTGCTCCAGCGTTCTTGAAGTTGATGATAGAAAGCAATGGGTGTTCTGCAACCAATTCATCAAACACTTGATTTACTGTTTCTTCTGGAAGAAGCGCTCCGTTCTTAGTACCAACATTCTTGTTGATCTCGTTGAAGAATTTAATTTCATTAGCAGACATCTTAGGATTCTTTTGGAATGTGTTAAAGAGTTCTTCTGCTTCTTTCTTGCTTGCTTCTGATACAACTTCAAGGAGTTCTTCTCCCAGTGTTGACATAGCTTCTGCATATAGTTCGTTACGCTGTTCAGAATCAACATTGTTTCCAACAGATTCTGTGAATTTTGCAACTGCTTCTTGATAGCGTGGTAGTTTAGTAAGATTAATTGTCATTTATTGGATAGTCCTTTCTTAAAAAAATAAATAGTCAGCCAATACATCATGTTGTACGGCTTCTTCTTCTGCCTTCGGAGTTGAAGACTTTTCAAATTGCTCTAGTTTAGACTCTAAAGCCTCAATGCGGACAAGTAGGATGTTGAGTTGTTCTCTTTGCTCCATACTTGCTTTTAGTTCCATGATTTTATCCTGCGGGAAAATAGCACCGAAGGAAGCGGCAACGGCTGGCGCTGATTCCATGAATAGGATTTCATCTACTAGGCCGATTGCCAAAGCACGTTCAGCGGTAAAGAATGTCTCTTTATCCATTAGCTCCCGTACTTCTTCAATAGGTTTTCCAGTCTTGCGCTGGTAAAGGTCAGCAAGAGATATTGAAGTATTTTCGATTACTTCACTCGCATGAGATAAATCTCGGTAGTCGCCTTGTGCTACCATGCTTGCGTTGTGGATCATGACTTGTGCTGTAGGGGACATTTTAATTTTGTCTCCAGCCATCATGATGACACTAGCAATACTTGCAGCAAGACCTGTTACTACAACCTCTACTTCTCCTTGGTAAGATTTGAGGAGCGTGTAGATTTCACTACCAGCAAAAACAGAACCACCTTGAGAATTGATAGCAACTTGAATAGGTTCAGAACCGTCTAATGTCGCCAAGAAATCCTTGACATCTTTCGGACATGTAGCGCTCATCTCAAACCATTCATAAACTGATTTATCGTTGTCATTCACAATGACACCGTTAATCTCTAGTTTCTTCATTATTCTCCTTTCCTATGGAGTCTAACTCCATATAATTTTTCGTAAGCAAGAATTTATCACCGCCTTCGACTGGTTTATATCCAAGCTCCTTTCTGATTTCATTTCTTGTGAATGAACCAGAACTAAGCAACTTATCGATACTAGAAGACAAAGAAAAAAGGTCGTAGTTTTTAAAACCGACCAAACGGATATTATTACCTTGTGTTACATCTGCTTTAGTGAAGACGATATACGTCATAGCAGAAGCAATCTTCTTTGCTAGAGGTTCAATAACAGTAGCAATGTACGTATCATAGTTCTTTTGATTGTCGGCTAAGTCTCCGTGGATAAGTCCGTTAGGAATACCAAGGATGTCTGCCACGTCGTTGATATATTGCATTTTCATTTTTGCAATATCTTCAATATACGACACCTTAGAACTCGTTTGTGAGCGATACTCCTCATACTTCGCACCGTTTGGTAAGATGATAGGAACAACAGAATCGTTTTCCAGCTTCTTCTTAACCGCTGTTACGAAGTTGTCTTTCTTACTTGTCTTGTCATCACTAGTTGCTTCTGATCTGTTTGCTAACTCTCTTGCGCGCTCTCTCACGCTGTCTCTTGGTATCTCCATGTGGAAACGTAGCTGATTTGCCGTTTTCTGGCTCTGTAGTAGCTTTCCAAGAACCGTCCCGTAATCTTCCCACAGGTCGTTAACAAACGCCTTTAAATCGTCATTCTCGACCTCTACGAAGAGCACTTCTTCTCTGCTAGCATCGATATTGACTGGGATATTTTGGATTACTGTGATATTGAACGTATCACCAGTCATCTGATGATTGCGCACGTAACTATCAGCAACGAACATTTCATGGTTACTGTTGACATAAGCTAGAGCTTCACCGTTTTGAATAAGCGTCTTAACAAAACTAGACCAAAACTCAGTAGCAGTCTGGTTCGGATTGGCAAGGTTATTAAAACGATACCCCCAATGTTCTGCTTTGCTTTTATTGTCACCATCGAATAGGAAGGATGATTTAGAAAAAGTGCGTGCGATATAGTTTGCACAAGTTTCTAATGCAATAGACTTCATGGCGTTTTGTTGGATATTCTCAAACAATCCGTCAAAGTCATAAGAAACTCTCTGCTTGCCACGATTAAAAATATAATTGATTATCCCCATAGTTTCCTCCTTCCTAGTGGTAATAAAAAAAGGAAGGCGCTCTTTGCCCTTCCATGTCCACAATACTATTTTATCTCAATAAAACATTGTAATTTCCGTTGTTGCAACGCTTTCTATTACATTAAAAAAGACGCCCGAAAGCGTCCCAAAAATAAAGGAGATTCTTACGAACCGAAAAAGACTGATAGCCCCGATGGTAGCTAAGGACTATCAATAGGAGTCAGCGGAATCGAACCGCAGGGCCTAGACCTGAAATTGAAATGAGGTAAACCGTTTTAGCAGGTGGTGCTGTCTAGCCTTCCTTACTCCTACTTTAAATCTATTATATTAAAATAAAACTTAAAAATTTCCTCTAACCGTACCACTCCATGATATCATCGTAGAATTCATCAAATGCATAGCTAGGCTCATTCAATTCATCAACACGATACATTGCACATAGGAAAGCTTTAAATCCGTCTATCTTCCGTCTGACATCTTCTTTCTTGATATACTCAACATTCCCATCTGATTTCAAATGTCGTAGGACGTTGTTAGTATACCAGCGCATCATATCGTTTTCACCAAACAGTATCTTATGGTTCGCAAAACCATTCTCCACCCTTGGTGCAAGCAAACTATCTACTGCTCTTGGGTTACGGATAACCTCCAATCGATAACCTGACGGTATTCTTTCTCTGTCAGCTTCACGGATCACTTGTTCAAACCCTGCTTCAATGAATAGAGGACGTAACAAATCCATACGGAAGTAGTCACCTAAGATGGTGTCTATATCAAAGGCATATAGATCTCTTTGCTCCACAAACCAGTTGACAATTAATCGTGGGTCTATAGTAGGCGTGTCAACTACAGTTAGCCACCCTTTTTCTTCCCACAGCTTGATAGGGGCGAATTGGCGCTTTCCATTGATAGTATCTTTTGGTCTGCTATATCCATAAGTTGCATCTACAAACCCTTTGCGGACGAAAGAATGAGTTCTCCACACGTAGTCATCTCCACACTTGAACAACAGACCGACTGCTGCAAAGTCACGAGTAGAAGCATAGTCAAAACCGCCTATACACTTCTGCCCTTCATATGGTTCAGACCATCGTTTAGTTGCTACTAATTCCTTATACGTAGCCACGCTTCTTTCTGTGTCCACAATAGGAAAGTCCATACGCTTTGTAAGGAACTCTTCACGGTTTGAAGGGTCATCTTGTAAGTCCTCGTACTGCTCCAAAACCGTTTCAAATAAGTTAGCAGCATAAGCACTCATTGGTTCGTGAAACATTGGCTGTGCAAGTTGCCACTTGGTCTTGTCGTCCACTTGTTCAATGGTGTCTATCTTACAAATAAAAGGGAATAGTGAGTTCCATCTAGCCTTACCAGACAAAACGTTTTTAGCCTTCTCTTTCATCTTATCGATAAATCCTTCTCGGACGTAACCATCTGTACCGATATAGAATTCTCTAGGGTTTGCAACCTTACCTAGACCAGATAAGTGAACCCGAACATCCTTATTACTCTCGTACTGGTGGATTTCATCGAAGATAACTGCGCCATCACGTAGACCATCTTTGGTGTTCCCGTTTGATGTGCGATATTTAATAACACTCTTCGTCTGCTTATTTAGGATTTCAGACTTTGTTGGATAAAACAACTTCTTGAGTTTCTCATGTTCCTCAATGATTGAATAAATTTCATGAAAACTTGTCTTCGCTTGGTCTTCGCTATTAGCCACGATAGAGATATTGTAATTCTTTATCCCATGCATAGGCGTTAACAGGAAGCTACAGATTCCAGAAATGAGTCCGTTCTTCCCTCCACCACGAGCCATCATGTACAAAAACTTACGAAAAACTATCAAGCCATTTTCCTTGAAGAACAAAAAGATAAATGATATCAAGAACTTCTGAAAAGGCTCTAACTTGAAGAACCACTTCTCGATATAACCAATACAATCTTCTATCTTCTTCTCATCAAAGTAAATCTCACCACTTTTTATCCTTGGCTCTATCTCACGTTCAAGATATTCAAATAATTCTTTGCGCTCCTCATTTACATCAATTCTGCCAGACTTAAAATCATCTACGTAGGCATCTACGTATTTTTGTATCAAACGAAGTCGTCCTCATCAATTTCATTACTTTTTGCTTGTTTGGCCACAAGTTCTTCACGCTTTTTATCAAAGAAAGAATCCAGTTTGATTAGAGAAACGTTCACTTTTGTTTTGCTGGTGACTGCTGGATTTTCTTTTAAGAATGTCTGGCTTGCGTTTTTGGTCAACACCATAACGCCTTCTTTTTTGATGGATTTGTCTAGTTCGTAAAAAATACCTACCAAATTCAAGTATCTATCTACTTTCTCAACTTCAATAGCGTTATTTTCATCAATCAGAGACCGTAATTCTGCCTCTAATTCCTTCATTTTTTGCTGTTTTTTTGTCTTTGCCATTCCGTATGAATCCTCCTAGGTTTACAGCTAATGTTCGTGTTTTTGAAATTTTAGACCCCCAAATGTCTAAAATGACGTGTGTTTTTGGTTAGTTAAGCATCCGACGGTTTACAGATTTTTCAAAAAAACGTACGTTATCCGAGCGGGGGGGTATATCGTACGGATTTTAGAAATCGTGTAAACCTACCAGATGAACGTCTCGTCATCAAATTTAATCGTTGATTGATATCTATCGTGTCTCTTGTCGTGACAGTCGTGGCAGAGCGTACGTAGGTTATCGAGATCCCAAGCTAGCTCAGGATGATCCTTAACCTGTTTGATGTGGTCAACCTCAAGTCTCTTGGTCGTGAGCTTGCCCGCTTGCTTGCAGAAGACACACTCATTATTGTCTCTTACTATCGCTTGTCTTCGTAGTCTCTGCCACGCTCTCGTATTATAAAATGTGTCATATATTGATTGCTTAGATGATGTATCAATCTCTCTCATATTATATGTATATCAAAATTTGTTAATCGAATTTCCCTGATTTGAATTTTTTTAAAAAAATAAATAAAAAGTGTTGACATACGTCAACACTCATGATATAATATAGTCAGAAAGGTTGATAGAACAGCTTTTCTAAAGAAATAAAAAAAGATAGATTCCAGTCGCTAAACAAGAAATCTATCTTAGTCGTTATCACATTAATCAGAGATCAATGCTATTTAATTATAACATGAAGCCTCTGATTACGCAAAAAAGAAAAGAGGTATCATGATGAAGAAAGTAATCATCACAATCGTCGCAGTCGTAGCAATCGCAACAGTCGCATTTAAAATCAATGCACTTGAGAATCAAAATCGTGAATTAAAAGAAGACATCGAATTCCTGTACGGTCATCGGGATTTAAATAAAGACTTGTCCGAATTTACGAACGACATGAAAGAATTTTTTGAATGGTAATCAAGAGGTACAACTGCTATGTTAACAATTAGATTAGACCATGAGGCTGAAACCTATGCTATTTTAAAACCTGAAGTCGCATTAGATGAATTAATATTTAATGAATGTACAAACCTTAACAAAATGAGTATGTTAAACTTTGGACAAATTGAATTAAGCGAATCATTAACGCTAGAATTTTATATGCCGATAAACGGATCAATTGTTGAAGATTTCAACAGACGCATCCAATCATTAAAAGATTTAGGGTATATCGATATATCCGATTGGTTCGAGGGCTGAGATCATGTGGACAATACTCATCATACCATTATTTTTACTAATCCTGCTGGTCTACTCAGCGGGATTAGTAATTAAAATTATCGCAGGCACAATCTTATTCGTACTCGCATTAATCATTATCTTATTAATGATTGATATAAATAAATAAAAAAATTAAATAAAATCGTTGATATACGTCAACAGATATGCTTTACTATAATAAAGATAAAGGAAGGGCCGAGAAAATCGGCAAGGTAAACAAAAATGATTAAATGGACAGGGAAGAGCACAGATAAGCGCTGGATCAGAACAGTTGAAGCTGAAACGTACCGTGAATTAATGGAAACACTAGTTGACAAGGGATACATCGGACATTATATCGATAGTGATTCACAATTATTCCATGAATTAGCCTATGCTTCCCAAGACGTGGCAGAGTTAGAAGATCGTTTGAATGATGAAGATCAAACAGAACAAGCGCTTATTGATCTTGAAAACTTTGATTGGGATCGTGTATTTGATAAATTAACGGATCAACAATTCACAACAGCTATTGCTGGCTGTACTAGTCAAGCATACTACCAAGAATTCGAGGTGATTCAATGAAAATTAACACATCACAAGTAGAGATGGTCTTGTTGAACAAGGCCATCCCTGCTCATTTTTTGGAAAAAGAAATTGGTATCAATCGTTCTGCCGTCACTCGAATTAGAAATGGAGAACGTAAGATAGGCAATCTCACGCTTGCTACTGTTATTAAAATCCAGAATTGGATTGATGCAGGCAATTATCATTTCAGCTATGATTACAGCGATTTAATCAAAGAACTGGAATCTGACATCGCAGAAGGCCTGACAGATGAGTATATCTATATAGTCAGAGGGGCATACAATGAAATTTTAGAGAAATGCCCGATCATTGATTATTATTACACAGCAGAAGACATTGAAGAAGGAGACTTTGCAGAGAAGGCCCTGACAGCTTCTGTCTTGGAAGAAATGAGAAGGTGCAACGAAGCAATGTAAAAGATTAAAAGACGGGTAAAATGCCCGTCTTTATTTTTGTCTCACAAACGCATGAGACAAGCCTTTTAGCCACTCGTAAAATAATTTATACGTGGTTGTTTTAGAGTAGTACATATACTTCCTGCCTGCGCCTGAAATGTTCATCGACTTATGCACGAACACAGCTTTGATCGCTTTGAGCAGATTCTCGTCTGTGTGCTGCACGTACTCGCTGATAGCGTCCTGCCACATATTCAATTTCTTAAGCTCATCATCCGCTTCTTCAATCTCGATGATCTTCAGAGCCTGCGGAGTGACTGGCTTTGTGCTTTTTATTTCAGCATTCTTATCACTCTCTCTATACGGATAGCGCAATTCTTTTTTTCGCTCAGCTATCATCTGCTTAATTTGATTGTGATAATATCTCCTCAACCATAGTATCTCTGCGCTAAATTCAATCGTTAAATCCTTCTTATTCACACGCTCCCTCCAAAAATTTTATCTCCTCATCACACCGTTTAACCTGCTTCTTAAGCCAATCCCTGCGCTTTGATGCTACTTGTAGACCAAAACTCTTTTGCACAATGGCCATGCGCTCTGGTTCTAGGTCTCTCAAATAGCATTCCTTCGCATGCTCTAGCTGCTCTATCTTATCCTCCAACATTATTCCGCTCCGCTACTTCTTTTAGATTTTTAGCAATCTCTGCGTCGATTTTTTTGCTGAGCTTGTCAACTTGCTCTGTGATTTCTGCGTTTTGCCGTTCCAGTCTAAATACTTTATCATTCAGGTTTTGGTTTGCTTCGTACTGCTTGTAAAATCCATAGCAGACCACGCAGACGAACACGCACAGGATTAAGTAAGTAAACTTGTTTAAAAACTTATCTGAGTCCATTTTTCAATCCTTTCTCTTCAAAAATTCTGGCATATCGTCGCCAACTTTTAGGTTTTTGTACTGCTCTTCGTTAACCAGATAGCGCCCGTAGTGCCTCACGACAACGTAGTATTTCCCGTTATTCTGGCCTTTTTGGACTACTACTGGCTTGTTGCTGTACGCCCCTGCATAGAATGATACTACGCAGGAAGCAATGAAGAATATTAGTTTAATCTCGGTCATGGTCGACCTCCAAAAGTTCAGGGTTTTCGTAAATGTTGCCGACAATTTCCAATTCAGCGACATTCTCGCTTAAATCTAGCTTGCAATCGTTTAGGTCGACTCTGACCCATTTTGCCTGTTCTTCGTCAATTTCAACAAATTCCCAAAAGTCCTCACCGGCATGTCCGAATAGAATATCTTTTTCAAAAATCTCCTTACAATTTTTGTCGAATAGTCCTGTAAATCGTCCAACTGTTTCTGGATTTACAGGACACCAACAACCTATGGTGATGTATTGCTCGTTAGCTTCTATCACTTCGTTGATAATGAATGACCGTCCTCTGTCTTCTATCAGGTATCCGTCTTGCCATTGGCCTTTGCTATTTTCGTCTATGGACAACCCTCTGTATGGATATATCATTTAATTGCCTCCTCAAAATAACTATGAAATTTACTTAAATTAACAACAGCGACCTCTTCAACTGAATATTTTTCAATATCAAAGCCTGGATCATTTTTTCCAAACTCTTTTTTTATCGCTTTTTCGGCCAGCGAAGGTAAAGCGAATATACTTGCCCCATTTCTTAAAGCGAGCGCTTGACCGTGTTTATTTACTATTCGATAACCCACATCAAACGGTCTGATTTCCATTGGTATTTTTATGCGTTTGCTTTGATTCTTCATTCCTTCTTCAAGCGTTTGCATCATCGCTCTACCTCCTCGACTTCAAACAGCGGGCTATCAAATACTTCACCAAATCCTGCTTCTTCAAGTTCTTTGCGGGTGAATTTCGTATCATAAAGACTATTTTCTTCTGGATTAGAAAAAATAAATCTTCCCGACTTCTTGTTACGATTTAAAGCGCCTTGTCTTGTCAGTACATTTTTAACTTTTACCAGATACCGCTTCTCTTTCTCGACCTCGTAGCCGTCAAACCAAGCGCGGGCAAAAAGGTTTTGATTTATAAAATTACCATCTTCATCTAATTCTACAAGCCATTTATCAACTTTAACGTTTCTGTAAGCTTGGTTCATTACATCTCTTAGACTTAATGATTTTTTGTGTTTTTCAATCCAATCCGCCACAAACTGCGGTACGACTGGTTTTTCGTGGTGTAAAACAATGGCATTTTCTATAAAACTTCCTTTGTCCAAGACAATATCTAAATGGTCTCCTGTGTGGACAACTCGCCCCTTGACATAAACCTCTTGTCCTTCTTTTAAATCCTGCTTATTCATTTTTCCATCTCCTCAATCAACCAGTCCAGATTTTTTCTGGCTTTCTTCAAATCTTCCAGCCCATTCTTTCCTTGAAATCGCAATAGATACTTGATCGCATTACCCCAATAAAAGCCTTGCACGGCTGTTAAATTGCCTGCAAAATTACGGACAACCTCGATCGCTTCAAGACCAAATCTGCCCTTGTAATGATTCGGGTTATTGACCTTGTCTTCTTCGATTATTTCATCTAGTACTTGCTCATATGATTTTTCTTTCATTTCAAATCCTCTTCCTTCACCCACACGCCATCAATTAGCTTGCCCTTGCGGTCTTTGATTTCATTCCACGCTTGTGATAAGCAGTCTTCAAATTTTAGATTTTCGTTTTCAGCAATCGTCCTTAAACACGAAATCAGACGTACGATATATTCTTCAATTTCATCATTTGTTTTTCTGACTCGTAAGGAGATAAGACCGATTAGCTCTGCTGCTCTTGGCATAAGATCATTTATTGATAGGTGGTCAAATATCACGCAAAAATAACTAATCGATTTAACACCTTTCTGCTGTGCCAAAATAATCAACACGACAATCACATCACCGATTGAGTCTTTTACAACTTCTTTATTCCCTTTAGCAAGCCCAGAGGCTAATTCTCCAAATTCCTCATAGAGCTTTAGCAACTGCTTCTTGCTATCTGCCTTGTCCAGTCCACGGTCAATAGACCACTGCTGTACGTTTGTAATTAATTTTTGTAATTTCACTTTAAATCCTCCCATTTTACAAGTCCAGAAATTCTACATCTAGCATCAAGCCTATTTGCTAATGTATCACGTAGATAGATTCCATGTGTTGTTTCGATTGTGTTCCCGTAAATATGTTTAATTTTTACGATTTTAAAAAACTCACTGCTTTTCAAAACCTTTACGTAGTCTCCAATTTGTAATTTCATTCTAAATCCCCCACGATCTTTCTAAATGCATCTCACGCTTGAGCTTGCGTTTCAATTTTCTTAATCGCTCTTCCTCAGTCGTGTTCTGCGTGCTATCAGCTTTTAATAAATACTTCTGCCCAATCTCGACATCCTTGTCTCTTATCTTAGCCGAGTCCATCTTCTCTCTCAGACACGTTTCAAAAAATGTTTGGTCAAATACAGGCGCTAGCTTAATCATTGTACCGACGGGAGGTAATCGCCCCCACTTTTTGTCGATACGAAGCCTTGAACCTATATAACTCACTTCTTTTTCGCTTGAAATAAACGTGCGCAGAAATTCAAATACATTCTTGTAATCGCTCTGCTTCCGCTCGATGATTGAGTAAAACTTCTCTACATTTCCCATTCCCCAACCTCTCTAATCAATAATTTAATTTTGTAGTTCTTCGTTCCAGATTTCCCGCCGTGCGAAAATATTGTATGCTTGATAATGTTATAGTTATCGTCTGTCCAAAACCCTGCATCAGTCAGACCGTCCAGCAAAGCCTTACTTGTTGGCGACCAGTTTGGAGGGTCGTAAATCCTTGCTGTTGGAGAGAAGATAAGCACTTGTACAAAACACTGTTTCTCTTCCGAAAACGGCAATCCAAAATAATCTTTGAGCGTGTTTAACCCTTCGTATTTAGCAAGTTCTCGCAGAAATTTTGTGATTTTAGCTTTTTTCTGAAAGTGCAGCCTGTCATTTGCAGATATCATCTGCTTGCGATTTAATTCAAACTCTAAAATGATTGGTTCTTTCATATTTTCATTTAAAATCCACCAGCCAAATGGATGTGTTGTGAGCAAATGGCTTGGCTGGTGAAATCCTTTACGTCATTCGTCCAAGTCTGACGCTTATTCCTAGGTTGCTTTTAGTGAGATTCCCAGCTCATAGTTTTTTAAAATTCTATTAAGTCATTCAGGCTAACCAGTGCGCCTAATTTCTTCTGGCTTCTGCAATAATCACAGTGTCCACATTTCGTAGGCTTCTGCTTGCCTTGAATCACATTCCATACTTCGACAATGTTATCTTTGATGTTTTGCAGCCCTTCTTCAAGCCACTCTTCGTCAATTTTGATTATCTCTTTATCAGGGATGTTCTCTTTGCTGACTGCAACAATCAATGGTCTGAAATCCTTACCTGTCATTTGTTTCAGCAATTCTCTGTACAACCCTAGCTGTCCGTGATAACCAAAGCCTAGTATGTTGTTTACCGAAGCTGGAACACGCTTCTTCAAGTCCGCATTCCATTCCTCTGTGTAGATTGATTTCATGGTTTTCAAATCCACAAAATATCCACGACTGAGATTTACGCTATCAAGTTTTCCTTTGACTGGTACGCCCTCGATTTCTCCATAGACGATCATTTCTTTTTGAACATCATCATCTGGATAGCCGTTGTAAAGACGGCTAAAACCGTCATCCCCTCGTAGACTTTCAATCATTTTGTTACCAATGACAAAATCAGATTTAAGGTTCCCCTTATTCTTGCCCGTCTTAGCCAAGATCTTATCACCGTTTTCATCCAAAAATTGCTGATGCGCTTCAGAGTTTTCAAAGAAACTGTGAACATAGTTTCCAAGCAATAACGCCGTTTCATCTCTATCTTCCACCCAAGTGCCGTTATCAACTGCGTAGGCTTTAGCCTGGCACTGCTGATAGCGTTTGAAGCGTGAGTTGCTTAGGTAACTTGTGTCTTCGTAGTAGTTTTCCTGTGTCAACTTAATCATCGATCTTGCTCCTTGATTTGGGTTGTATTACCCTCGAACAAGCTGATTTCTTCCAAAACTTCGCCTGTTTCTTGGTCAAAATCTGGAATTTCATCTGCTGGGTAGCCTGTTGGTTTTAATTCGTCTGGATTTGCTGTTTTTTTAGCCAATTTTGGGGGTGTTTTGGTTTCTTCGACAAATTCTACGTCTAACACGTTATTGCCCTCTGCGGGCTTGCTAGGAGATTTCAAAATGTCATCTAATGTTTCGACCTCGTCTATCACTGGTTCAGCTTCTTTCACTTGACGGTCGTTATCATATTCATCAGCGGTTGTTTTATTGATAGAATCTGCTAATATGTCACTATCATCACTGATGTTTATAAAAAATTTAGCGGCACGATTGATAACTGTTTTCTTTGCCATTTCTTGAGGAAATTCTTTTTGAGTTGCCCCGCCAGTCTTGGTTTTAGACCACGCTTTGTCAATTTCCTTTTTTGTCATAACTGTTAGGTTTGTGTTGCCATCCATATCTTCGATAATACAGTAAGCCCCCTTAATATCATTATCTTGGTTCTCCCAAGAAGTTTCGTGTTTCTTAAACTTCTTTTCTCCGTCAACAATCTCTATTTCAAAATCATCACCTTCGTAAATAACTTCTGCTCTAATCTTCTTGATATTTTTTTGTTGCAACAACACAGCCATTGTTCCGAAGTAAGACCGCTGTAACTGCAACTCGTTTCCGTAAACGATAAAGTAGCATTGGTTTTTTGCCGGTGATAATCCTTGCGTGACCATTTCTAACAAAGCGTTTGCAACAGAATCTTTTGTACATACTTCAAGTGCTGGCTTCTTATTTCTATCTTTTGTTTTTAAAATTTTAAAAAATGCTGATTTCAAAGCGTTAGCTGGTGCATAATTAGGAGCAATTACTAGTCCCTCGTCTTGCAATCCCGCCAGTTTTGAATTAACTACATCTGTTATATCCTTTTGAATTGCTACTACTTCATTTACCATTATTTTCTTCTCCTTATTTAATCCATTTCGCATAGCTGTCTGTCTATCCAGCTATCATAAACTTCATCTTCATCTTCTTCTGGCTCTGTATACGGTTTTGGTGGCGTGCTGAGCCATGCATCATAATCAAACGGTTCAAGCATGCAGGGCCTCTTTCAGCTCTTCATGGAACTTATCCAAGTCTACTGCTTCAACTTTTGACACTCTCATCTGTGATGTTTTAATCTGGCTCTTGTATGCCTGCAATCCTTCTTGTCGTTCTTCTTCGCTTCGTGGCAAGTAGTATCCGTTGTGTCCAGCCTGTTTTATGGCAACGACTGGAATGCCATACTGAAATACTAACCGCTCGATAGCTTTTTCGACCGAACGCTTGCTCATGCCTAGCATCTGTTCGATTTCTCGTCTAGGTCTTGGGCGTTCACTACCGATTGGAATCACTTGTAAAATCCTCTTGTGTAGTTTATCCATGTTCTACCTCTCTTAATAATGCACATAGCATTAAATCCTTAATCTTCATTTCTGACGCTACTGGATCGCTCGCTAGTAGCTTTTCTTTCATGATGTCTGACAGCGGATAGAACATCCACTCAAAGTCATCAATCATCTGTGATACTCTGTACCCTGCTTTTTCTTTGTTCAAATGCTCCTCCTGCTTTCTGTATCATTTTTAAAAATAAACCGATTGTGTTTTGACCCTGCCAATATACGATCCAATAAGCTAGGTTCGTACAGTTGTTTTAGTTGTTGACCAGCGTAATTCGTTGTAATAATCGTATTAGTCCTGTTTTCTAATAATCTATACAAAATCGACTGCGCCCAACTGCTGCCTTCTTTGATCGAATTTCCTACACTTGATTCTTTGCCTAAATCATCAAGTACTAGAAAATCTACATCCTGCAGGAATTTAATTGTTCTTTTCTCTTCCCACTTAGAATCCTTGTAATTAAACGCTTCTTTCATTCGATCAAACAATTCAGACACTGGAATGTAAACAACTGATTTTTTCTCTCCAAATTTCTGGAAGCTTTCATTTAAAGTTTTAGCCATGCCAAGGGCTAGATGGCTCTTGCCCACTCCTGGAGGGCCTTGGAAAATCACATTCCCCTCATAGCGCCCCTTCACGTAATCACTTGTAAATCTCTTTGCAAAATTGACAGCATTGGCATCTTGCTCCGTGTGGATTTCGAAGTTCCCAATTGTTGCTTTTGCGATTTTGGGAGAAACAATTGATTCTCTTTCAAAAACTGCATAGCTCTTGAAATTTCTTACTTGTTCTTCTGCCAACGCTCCAGCTTGTTCTATTTCCAAATTGATTTTTTCTTGTGTGCATTCAGGACAGAAAGAGAATGTATTCCCAGTGCTTGGATTTGTTGTTTCCCACAACAGAACCGTTGGATGTATATTGCAATGCTTATCAATCGTTTTAGTTCTTGCGCAATGTGCTTCTCTAAGCTCTCTTACTGTTTTAATGCTAGCCATATTAGATACCTAATTTAGGATCATATCCATCATCTAGCATTGTCACCTTGCCTCTAGTGCTACGTGGTTTCACTCGATTTTTGACAAGCTCAGGCGTATTTAATCCTGCTTTCTTCCAATTTCTCAATACCGTTCTCATATACGACATGTTTGGTTTTGCATAGTCAACACATTCTTTGATTGCTAACTTAATAACTTCCAAGCTATGCTCTTCTAACATGTATTTCATATCATCGATTTGTAAAGGAGACGGATAAGAGCCGAAATTTTCAAAAAGCAAATCATTAAAGATTTCCAATTCATTGGCGGTTGCGGTTGGTTCCTGAGATATTTTTTCAGCCTTACTATATAAAGTGTTACCACCACCTACGGTAGACCAGTTATTCGTTTCCTCAGTATCGTTATACTCAGTATCGTTATACTCAGTATCGTTCCCCTTAATATCGTTAAGTTCCTGAACTAAACAGTTTTTAGTTCCAGACTTAATATCGTTAAGTTCCTGAACTAAACAGTTTTTAGTTCCAGACTTTGCTGTTTTTGGTTTCAAAGGGTAAATTCTATTTGGTTTATTTACGCCTTGCCTCACTTCTAAAATAAGGCCTGCTTGATGTAGTTCTCTTTTCAATTTAATGATGTATGGTTCGCTTCTGTTTAAATATTTTTGGGCCGACTCGTTCGAAAAGTAACAATATAAATTTCCGTTTTCATCTTCCCATTCTCCTTTATTCTTTTCTGACAAAAGCATCCTGTCTTTGAGCATCGTATACAATACTTTTGCTTCAACAGAAACTTCTCTATAAATAGGATTTTCGAAAAGTTCTTTAGGCAACTGATAGAATCTTGTTGTAGTTCTGTCTGCCATAGTGTACTTCTCCATCAATTCTCCTTTCTGTACTTTGCTATTCCCTGCAACCAAAGGATCTCGTGCTTGTTCTTTCTGATAACCGCTTCTAAATCCGATTTCTCACGCTCTAACTGTTCGATTCTGTCCAACAGTTCGGCTTCTCTACTCTTCGGATTGTACGGCTTGCGCTCGAATATCACCATGGAATGGTACCTCGATTCCTTCTGTACTGAAATTTTTCTTGTGCAGGTAGTAAGCGTACTCTGCTTGCTGTCTTGCTATCTGCTGCGCTCTGTACTCCGCTTCACGCATGAGTAATTCTCTGTTCTGGGCTTCTAGCTCTCTATTTCGTTTCTCAATTCGTCTGCGTTCGATCTCCTCTTTGATAGAGGAAATCAACATGATTAACGCTAGTGATGCAAGCCATAGCGTAGCTCCTGCTATTTGGCTGATGATTGGTGGTTCGTTCATTTTGTATTCTCCAAGCTCTCTAATTTCTCTACAAACTCAACGTATGCTTCATAATGTTTGCCAGAGACCTCACTATCTTGATACGCTTTTTTTATCAATTCTTGACCTGTTCCGTAAAAGCATCCAACACGCCACATTTTATTTGATTTTGTATAAGTAAAATATCGTCCGCTAGACCAGTTGTTTTTGAAAACGATGTAGTCTGCGTTACCAGAGATCCGTGCGTTACCAGAGACCTCTGCGTTACCATAGACCAGTGCGTCACCAGAGACCTCTGCGTTACCATAGACCAGTGCGTCACCAGAGACCCAAGCGTTACCAGAGACCCAAGCGTTACCAGAGACCCGTGCGTTACCATAGACCCGTGCGTTACCATAGACCCAAGCGTCACCAGAGAAACCGAGATTATCCTCTTTCTCTACATAACCGCCTAACTCCCCTTCTTCAACATTTCCAAAACTTATCAGAGCTTTGATTCTAAATAATTCGATACCAAAAATGGTAATCGTATCATCTAGTAATAATTCAAACTTTTTGTTCATTTTGCTTTCTCCTTTGGTTCGTATTGCATTTTATTCTCCCTCGTGTTATACTTTAGATAAATAGTTTTTTTAGAAGCCTAGTCGCTTCGCCAGTGCCTTGTCCGACTCCATTTCGGCAAGGCTTATTTTTTTAGACCGATAGCGGTTTAGTTGCTTCCATTTCCAGAATTTGCGAAAACCCTCATAATCGATAAACACTAGCTTGTGCGTCGGGTTAAATACATATTGTTCAAACTCTGGATTCTCTCGCATTTCCTTTGCGAATTGCTTTGCTGTGTGGACTGTCAGACCCTCCCACCGCTGACATAGATGCTCATAGTCTCCGCCAGTCGCTATCTCATCTTCGTTAGCTGTCCTATAGACAACCTCCTTTATTTTTGCTTGTGGCATTTCTATCTACCTTTCTTCAAAGATTACCCAGCTTTCTTGGATTGAAAGCTTTTTTGTTACCTCAAGCTTCAAGTCATCACTTCCTCGCCCTTCTTTTAGTAAGAGCGTGATGGTCGCTGGTGAAACTCCGACGACGGTTGCAAGATCCGATCTATTCCAACCCTTTTCTTCCATTCGTTGCTTGACTAGATCAATCCATTTCTTATGTTGTTGACTCATATTTCCTCCTTAATTAAATAGTGACACTTGCTGATTTGCGTTGAAAATTTCATTTTGTAATTCAGTGCTGATAGACCAGCGACGAATGAATGACACCGCATCGTGGAAGTTCTTAGCAGGAATTTCACGACGTCGGACGCCAAAGTGCTTCCTGATTGCGTGATTAATGTCCGAATATGCTTTTCCTCTGATATGGTTGTCACGATATGCGGGAGCTTTCTTTCCTTGCAAGAAACCAACGATTTTCTTATTTACTTCTTCCGTCAGCATATTTTCCTGAACCGCATTGACTCGCATAGTGTCCTCTAAGTTAGCAATGCGATACTCATGATTTTCAATACTATCTAGCATTTTTCGCATTACGCTGATTTCTGATAGCGACTGTTCGTTGCTTGCGCTTTTTCCGATGATTTCGTTTGTCATACGATTTCTCCTTCTAATATTTCTGTTTCTTTGAGCATGCTTCCCATATCATAGGCAAGTCTGCTGATTGCTTTTTGTAACTGTTCGAATTCATTTCTGACTTTGCTGTCAGAGTGTAATATCCGTTGCTCGTCCACATAGACCAGACCGCCCATGTTTACGACCATTTCATTCCCTTTGCGAATGAATGATAATAGACTCTTGTAGCTTCCGATTTTAGCTTGAGCTTCGTTGAGCTGTCCTTGCGACTGCTTGATAGCTTCTGTCAGCTCGTCATACTTAGCGGACTTTTCATCAACTGCCTTGCGTTCTTCGATAAGCTTATTGTATTGCTCCTCGATAAATGCCGCTCGGTTGTTTAAGTCGTCGTATTCACGCTTGAGCTTACTATTCTTTTCTAGCAACGTAGCATTTAGCGACTTAGTAGCATCATAGTCGGCAGGCGTCACTTCTTTCACAACTTCCTTTTCAATCATCTTTGTCATCTTTGTTTCAAGACTTTTCAATGCTTGCTCTGCCAATCGCTCGTTCTTCTCTCGCAAGCTTTCATTTGCGCTTCGTGCAAGCTTGAGTTGGCGCTTGACCTCTTGCAGTTCTCTAACTGTTGGATTGTCGCCTTGCTCAATCCGTTCAATTTGTTCTTGCTTATTTTCCTCTGGCAAAGTTGCGATGAGGTGTAACGCTGTAGTTCCTAAATGTCGTAACGTTTCGACATTTGGTAATTCATTAGCAATCTTCATTGACTTGTAAGCGAAGTCTTTATCGAGTCCAAGTTTTTCATGCCAAGCTCGGAACTCTCCGTGAACTAAGTCATGCTCCTTAACGTGATTAAGACGTCTACCAATTTCCCAAATCGACTGACCAGCAAGTTGCTTGTGATGATTGATTTCAAGCTCAATCTGCGCTAAATTGTCAGATAAGGCCATTTCTTGCATTTGTTTTCTCCCTTCTCTTTTTAAGAAGTTAAAGAAATAGTAAATTATTTTATAAAAACGCTTGACAGTTTTAAATAAATAATTTAAAATGTAGGCATAATTAAAAGCCTTGATAAAACGTTGTATCTATCAATTCACTTGCTCGCCAAAGCTATTCAATTTTTAGATAAGTTTTACAAGTATTTTTACTAAATCTTTAACTCACAAAAACTATTTTAAATTATTTATTTAACTTTGTCAATACTTTTATATAAATAATTTAAATATTTTTTGTCAATCTATGAGAAAGGTTGATAAATCAATGTTCTTAACGTTTGAAAGAATTAAGGAGCTTGCTAAAAAACGAGGATTTTCTTTAAATCAAGTAGAAGAAAAGCTTGGATATAGCAAAAATACGTTATATTCTTTAAAAAGACAAAAGGTTAGTTCCGACCGTCTTCAAGAAATCGCAGACTATTTCGGAGTATCTACTGACTACTTACTAGGACGGACAGACAACCCAGCTATTGCAGGAGAAAAAATTCCAGATCAAGAAATTGAGCTTGACGATTTAGACAATCGTATTATGTTATTCGATGGCAAACCTCTATCAGACAATGATAAAAAAGCTATCAAGGGAATTATAGAGGGATACCTTAATAGCAAGAAATAAGTTTTAGGTGAGGGAGATTATGAAAAACGAAAAAGAATTACTGGAGCAATATCGAGTATCGCTCCAGACTTTCGAGCCAGACCAATGGGGTGGCCGTGGTTTTTATGATGCAGAAACACGGACAATCTACCTAAACAGTTCTTTGTCATATGAAGAACGACACCAAGTCCTGCTTCATGAATTAGGTCATCTTGAACACATTGGGGCTATCTATCGCAACGCTCCTATACGTTGCGAGAATGAGGCTAATCGATTTATGATTCGCTCTTTGGTAAAAGAAGAACTAGAATATTATGATGATCCAACCTCTTTCAATTGGTCTAACTTTGCGCTAAAATATAACTTGAAAACAACCACTGACGAAGTGATGATACAAGATGAGTACCTGAAATTCGCTAGTGACATTTAGGAGGATAATATGAAAAAAGTTGTTTTAGGTTTTGTGTCTGTCTTGACTCTAACTCTAGTAGCTTGTTCAAACGAAGAGAAAACATCTAGTTCTTCTTCTGACGATTGGGAAACAGAGTTATCATCGTCTTCTGAGGAGGAAGTTTCTGCAAGCGAATCAACAGAAGTCTCTTCTAGTAGTTCATCAGAAGAGCCATTTGACCCTGCTACATATTCAGAGGTTGATTTTGGGGCTTGGAATCATGATGATATTGAAAAGGGTAAAAAGCTAACGTTTTCAGGAAAGGTTTTGCAAAACCAAAAAGATGATACTTATTATTTACTACGTGTTGCAATAGGTAGTGACTACGACAAAGTTGTAATGGTAGGTATTCCAACTAGTATATACAAAAAGATAATTGCCGAAGATGATATCATAACAATACATGGTGTCAATGTTGGGCTTACCGAATATACTACTGTCCAAGGCAACGTTCGTACAATACCGTTACTAAGGGCCGACCATTACGAAGTCGTTTCTTATGGAAATTAAAAAAATCCCCACACTCCCTGCCTGCAAGCTTGAGTGTGAGGAAATCATGTATAAGAAACAACCATTCAAAGGGTCGTTTTCTTGTACTCATTTTACCAAAAATGAGAGGAAAATACAATGTGGATTGAAGAATTAGCAAACGGAAAATATAAATTCTTTGAAAGATACAAAGATCCGTATACCGAGAAATGGAAGAGAGTATCTGTTACTCTTGAATCTGGTTCTAACCGTGCGAAGAAAGAAGCTCAGAAATTACTTGATGAGAAGATAGATAATATCCTCCAGAGACTTTCAACATCAGACAGATTATTTACAGATGTTCTGGATGAATGGTGGAAGTTTTATCAAAAGGGAGTTAGAAAGTCGAGCGTCCGTATTCGTACACCAGCTTATAGAAGATTGTCAAACAACTTTGCTCCTGATGTTCCAATCCGCAACATTGACGTAGCTTATATCAAGAGATATATTTCTAATTCTAATTACACAGCTTCTCAATTAAATCATATCAAGGTCATATTAAACGGAGTGTTTGATTATGCTCAAGAGCTTGGGATCATAACTAACAATCCTGCTAGATCCACCACTCTTCCTAAACGTGTAATAACGTTAGAAGATATGCAGTCAGTCACAGAGAAATACCTAGAGCCAGAGGAATTGAACGCCCTCTTGAATGAGTTATACAGAACTAATCAGACGTATAGAGCGGGGCTATTGGCTGAGTTTATGTCCTTGAATGGTTGTCGAATAGGTGAGGCTGTAGCTATCGAAAAGCAAAACTATCACAAAGAACGCAGAGAGTTGGATATACACGGTACATTAGATAGTGTTGATAGAAATGCTAAGAAAGAATTAACAAAAACTCTTTCAAGTTATCGCACGACCAATCTTACCAACCGTGAAATCGAGATCATAGACGAACTTATTGCGCTAAATGAATTAGCTTCTAACATGAACCGTGAATTCTCTGAAACGGATTACATCTTCCTTAATAGCCGAGGGAAGCCAATGCAAAGAAATTCCTTTAACGCCTCCCTACAAAAAGCGAATCAGAGATTAGATAAGCCGATTAATAAGCCTCTTAGTTCTCACATTTTTAGGCACACTCTGATCAGTATGCTTGCTGAAAACAACGTACCAGTAAAAGCCATTATGGCAAGGGTGGGTCATAAAGATTCTAATACCACAATGCAAATCTATACTCATGTAACCAAGAATATGAAGTCCAATATAGAGGGTATTTTAGACACGATTGCAAACAATAGAAAATAA